GCAGGACAAGATAAAGTTATTCCAATTACTGAGGTTGGTATTAGAGAAGATGGTGAGGGGTATGGTGGTTTACATAAATTTGAAATGAAAGTTGCTCCTAACTTTGGTAAAAATGTTGAATCAGTATCACGAGATATTTATGGTGACCAAGAACCAATAAAGTTCCCAAACACACCAGCAGCAGACTTGAGAAGGTAAAATAATGAAATCACAACTATTAGCTACATTCACAACAAAAGATAATCTTGATGAAACAATTGAGAAAATTACAGATGCATATACGATTATATTCAATAAAGTATATGTATTACAAAATGAAAACAATGTGAATGAATTAATCTGCACATACAATGTAGATACTCAAGATGGAATTGATTACAATAAAGTAGAGGGAACGATTTCACTACATAGAAAAAAACATTCCAATACATTGTATACCATCAATGCATTGAATGAATGTATAAAAAATTTAAACAATGGTGTTATGGACGAAAAGTTTATGATACCCTGGGAAAACTTTAAGAATATGTTAATGGTAACAAATTCAGAGGGATTGAATAAAATCAATACAAGAATATTTAAAATAGAAAAAATAAATTAAAAAAAGCTTGACACATATACGAAAAGTTTCGTATATTAAAACTAAAACATCGGAGAAATAGGTTATGGCCAAAAAAGAATCTACCTTATATTATTTTTACTCAGTTGGTTGTGGGTTTTGTAAAAAATTAGACCCAATCATTGATGAGTTGATAAAAGAAGGACACGACATATTAAGACTTGATTTAGCAGACAAAGATAATCAAGGATTAAAAAATGAACTATCAAAAGAATACAATAAACAATGTGGAACGCCATGGTTAATTGATGCTAGTAATGGTAACCAAGTATGTGGTTATAGAGAAAAAGACATCATAGAAAAATGGGTTAATGGAGAAGATATTCCAGCCCCACCAAGACCAAATGGAGTACCACCAAGACCACCATTTATGAATGCTAAGAAAAAAGAAGTTACAAAATGGAAAAAAGAATACAATAAATGGTTAAAAAACAATGAACATTTACCTGATGATAGGAAAAAAACAGCTGATGAGATTCTTGAAATGCCAAGACCAAACTCAGAACCTCCTAAACCACCTAATGTAAATTCAACAGATGAAGAGTTAGAAAAGTGGAGTAAGGAATATACTAAATGGAAAGATGAAAATGAACATCTTCCTAATTTACAACCTGTTGAAGTTGTGTTGAAAAACTTTAAACAAAGACAACAACAAATGCAACAACGACAGACACCACAAGAAAAAGATATATCATCAAAATTGATAAAAAGAGTTGATTCATTAGAGAAAAAAATGGATAAATTGATGAAACACTTAGGGGTTAAGTGAAGAAATTCAAATTCAAACCAAAGGTTACAAAAGATAGAGAAGCAACCCAAGAAGAGTTAGATTGTATTAAAGAAACCGAAGAGATGTTGAAAGAAGAAAAGAAACTTCCACCAACATCCCAAATGGTTAGAGATTTAGCTGTAACTCATTGGAAAACTTTAGGTGCTTGGTTAAGAGGTTCTCAAACAATCACCACTCAAGAAGTAGCTGAACGAAGATGGGAAATTTGTAAACAATGTCCTCATCTACTTTATGACGAAACAAATCCAGATACAGGCAAGAAAGATGGTAGATGTACTCATTGTGGTTGTTTTATGAATGTGAAAGTTCATTATGCTGTAGCTGAGTGTCCTATTGGAAAATGGGATGAACATTGTGGATGTAAGTGTTAAAAAAAATAAAAAAAAAGCTTGACTTATATTGCATTTTTGATATATATTATAGAGATAGAATTAAATAGGTTATATGGTTGATAAAAACCATAACTAATAAACGATAAACGATAAAACACATAGGAGAAATACAATGGATATAGATGCAATCAAATCCAAACTCGCAACATTACAATCAACTTCAAATACAAAAGATAACTTTTGGAAACCTGAACCAGGTAAACAAGTTGTTCGTATTGTCCCTTATAAACATAATAAAGATAACCCATTCATTGAGTTATTCTTTCATTATAATTTAGGTAATAATAAAACTTACCTATCACCTCTTTCATTTGGAAGACCAGACCCAGTAGCTGAATTTGCTGATAAACTAAAATCAACAGGTAATAAAGACGAATGGATTCAAGGCAAAAGACTTGAACCTAAAATGAGAACTTTTGCACCAGTTGTAGTTCGTGGTAAAGAATCAGAAGGTGTTAAATTTTGGGGATTCGGTAAAACTGTATATCAAGAATTACTTGGTGTAATTGCTGACCCTGATTATGGTGACATCACAGATGCTACTAATGGTAGAGATATTGGTATAGATAGACAAACACCTGCTGAAGCTGGTAACCAATATGGTAAAACTACTGTAAGAGTTAAACCAAATATGACACCGATTACAGAAGACGCTGATACATTACAAGGTATCTTTGATAATCAATCTAATTTGACAGAACTTTACAATGAACCAACTTATGATGAGTTGAAAGAAGTTTTACAGAACTTTTTGAATCCATCTGATGAGACAGAGACAAGTGCTCCAACAAACACTACTGAGAAAGTTGCTGAACAAACAGCTACTAAATCTACAGCAGATGTTTCAGACGCATTTGATAACTTGTTCAATAATTAATTAACCCATAGGAGAACAATATGTCGGAAAAAGACGAATTGGCTGGGATAATTGCCGATGAACTGAATAAACAATTCAAACATCAACAAGTTGCTTACTTTCTTGACGAAGGTGCAAATCCAACTGATGTAACGGATTTCATTTCAACAGGTTCAACAATTTTAGATTTAGCAATTGCTAATAGACCAAATGGTGGAGTTGCCGTAGGTAAAATCACCGAATTAAATGGTTTAGAAGGTAGTGGTAAATCTTTAATTGGTTCTCATTTGTTGGCTTCAACACAAAAGAAAGATGGTATAGCAGTTTATATAGATACCGAATCAGCAGTATCTCAAGAGTTCTTGAGAGCTATTGGTGTGGATACTACTAAAATGTTATATGTTCACTTGGAAACTGTTGAAGAAATATTTGATACTATTGAAACAATTGTTACTAAAATCAGAGAATCAAATAAAGACAAGTTGGTTACAATCTTGGTTGATTCATTAGCAGCTGCATCCACTAAACAAGAAATGGATGCAGATTTTGATAAAGATGGTTGGGCTACGGCCAAAGCAATCATCATATCAAAAGCTATGAGAAAAGTAACTCAGATGATAGCTAGACAAAAAGTCGCATTGGTTTTCACAAATCAGTTGAGACAAAAGTTAGGTGTAATGTTTGGAGACCCCTGGACTACATCAGGTGGTAAGGCTCTTCCATTCCATTCATCAACTCGTGTTCGTTTCAAGAATGCTGGACAAATCAAAGACAAGTCAAACAATACCATTGGTATTAAGATAAAAGGACAAGTGATTAAGAATCGTCTTGGTCCTCCAATGAGAACTGCAGAGTTTCCATTATATTTTGATACAGGTATTGATAACTATGGTAGTTGGTTAACCACTATGAAAGAACACAAAATCTGTAAAGTTGGTGGCTCTTGGTATACATTACCACAAATAGATACTGAAACTGGTGAATTAATTAAAGAACACAAATTTCAATCAAAAGATTTTGAAGAATTAATGAACTCTAATAAAGAACTTAGAGATTATTGTTATTCAAGAATCTGTGAAGCTTGTATTCTAAAATATGATTCAAAAGAACTTGGTATTGATGATGTGGAAGAAACCGATGAGGTAGTGGATGAACTCTAAAAAAGACTTAAATGAAAAATATTTATCTTTTTTAGACCAAACAAAAGATGATACACACAAAGCTGTAAATCATCTTAACGACAGAGTATTGATTGTAGACGGCCTGAATACATTTATCAGGTCGTTTGCAGTTAATCCTGCGTTAAATGAAGATGGATTACATATTGGTGGTATGGTTGGTTTTATGAAATCAGTTAGATATAGTTGTGATATATTGAAACCATCAAGATGTATCATTGTATTTGACGGAAAGGGTGGAAGCAAAAGAAGACAGAAAATATATCCAGAATACAAAGGTACTCGTAAAGTTAAACGAAGACTTAATCGTAATGTGGATTGGGGAACAGCCCCACAAGATGAACAACAATCTATGAGACAACAAATGGGTAGATTGATTGAATACTTGGAACAATTACCATTAACACTTGTGTCGGTTGATGGGATTGAAGCAGATGACACAATGGCATATATCTCACAACAATTACTACCAGAAAGTGATTGTATATTGATGTCAACAGATAAAGACTTCTTACAATTAGTAGATGATAGAGTGAAAGTATGGAGTCCTACGAAGAAAAAATTATATAATAAACAAGCAGTTTTGGAGGAGTTTGGGATACCATCAAGAAATATGTTGACTTATAGAATTATAGATGGGGATAAATCGGATAACATCAATGGTGTGATGGGAGCTGGTTTGAAATCCTTAATAAAATATATTCCACAAATAACAGAAGATGAAGATTTTACTGCTATGGATTTAATAAATTTTGTAGAAAATACAGATTCTAAAATAAAACTCTTGGAAAATATAAAAAAAAGTAGTAACTTGTTAAAACGAAATTATTTACTAATGCAATTAAATAAAGTGGATATACCTAATCACACGAAGATGAAAATACAAGGAGCAGTGAATGGTAAAGTTCCACAATTGGTTAAGTATAAATTTCAAACAATGTTTATAAAGGATAAGTTACAATCTAACATAAAGAACTTTGATGATTGGGTTATGGAGTTTGTTCTC